CGCAGGCTTCGCCGGTAACGTGCAATCGAACGGGACTTTCGTCTCGTGGCAAACCGGCATTGATGCGATTTTCGGAAACGGCGCGCCGGGTACGGCCTCGCTAATCAAGCTGAGCAACGTTTCTGGCGGAACGACGCAGTACACCCTCATGGGCAGCGGCAATGGCACGTTCGGATCCTCGTGCGCGGGCGTTGCACCCGGCGTCTTTGCGGTCGCGGGAGTCGGCGGAACGTCGGCGCTTTGCACTAATCAAACCGGCGACGTCGGCACGAATGGAACCTGGAACGCGCCAAGCGGATCTGCAACCTCATGCACCGGCGGCTATAAGTTCGGTACGAGCGGCATTATGTTTATCAGCGGCGCGGGTGCGCCGACCTGCACAGCGCCGGCGGGTTCGATTTATGTACGCTCGGACGGAACCAACGGCGCGCGCGTCTATGTTTCGCAAGGCAGCGGAACATGGACGGCAATCGCAGGCGTGTAGTCAATGCCGTGGACGCCAGCGCAGCGACGCCTCTTTGCCGTGCAGTATCGCAACGGCGAGATTTCCAAAGCGGAGTTCGACCGGCGCATGAGCGAGGGCGTTCGCAAAGACGTTGACCGCACGGGACATGCGCGCAAGAAGAAGCGCGACGACAAGCGCAAGAAACGGCGCACGTCGTCGCGCCCCGGCGCAAAACGGGGGAAGGGCCGGGTCGCCCGCAAGAAGGGCAAGCGGTCTGGACGACGTAAAGAGAGGCGAGCAGGCCGCCGATAGAGTTCTTCGGAGGGTAGGGTTTGGAAACGCCGCAACATTGTTGCAAGTGCGAGGTCGCGCATCATGAGTTAGATCGCGCGGACGCCGCCATTCGCGCGGCGGAAGTGCTCGTGAGCATTGAGCCCGATACCCTCGCGTGGACGCCTGAGCAGCGCGGCACGTTCGAAACGGCGGTGCAGAATTCAATCAAACTGCTCGCCCGTACCGTCGAATCGTCCCTCATGCCGAGGATGCCATGAGGCGAAGTAAAAAGGCGCGCCGCTTCGGTGCGCGCGGCGCCGGCAAAGGCTTCGCAAAAACCCCCGGCCGCTTTCGCAAGAACGCCGCCAAAGCAGAAAAACGTAAGATGCGCCGCGGCTTTAAGAAAGCCGCTCGTTCTGCTATGCGCAACTTGAAACGGAGACAAACACGCCGATGAGCGAGCACGACCAACCCCTCACCGTTCAGGAAGCGGGGCGCCGCGGCGGTGCCGCCGTCAAGAAAAAATACGGGCCGGAATTCTACCAGGAGATCGGGCGCAAAGGCGGCCGCAAGACTGCGGAAAATCACGGCGCCGAATTCTATCAGGAGATCGGGCGCAAGGGCGGCTCAAAAGGCGGCCGCGCAACGGCCGAAAAGCACGGCCGCGAGCATTATCAAGATATCGGGCGCAAAGGCGGCCAGCGCGTCAAAGATCTCATTGACGCGGGAAAGGCGGCAGGCAAATGATTTTGACGCCGCTCGAGCTTGTGCTCTTACTGCTCATCATCGTACTTTGCCCAATCGCGACCTTCGTCGGGATCGCGCTCGCATTCTGGATCTGGATCAAAGCGCAGCGCGAGAACGCGCAAACGATATCGTTCCTCACGCAGACACGCTCAATGTTGGTCAAGGTTGATTACGACACGCGCGAGGTTATGGCGGATCCGGTTTACACCAAGCGCCGCGAAGTGCAGCAAAAGCGCGGGCCGCAAATTCCCGATGAACGGGATCTGCGCGCCGCGGTGCTCGCCGGTCGCGATCAGGACGTGCTGCTCGAGGATCCCGATATGCACGATGAGGATGATCTTAGCGCGCCGCCGCCGTCGTCGGGGCAGAGTGTTGAGTACGTAGACGAGCACGCGCCGATTCCGCCGGGGGGCCTCTACCATTCCGCAGGCGAGTAGCGGATCCGATACATCTAACGGCGCTGGCAAGATTGCCGGCGCCTTGGTATTTCCCCAAAGGTCGAATTCACCGTTCGATCCGGTGCTCGACGGCCGCATAGCCGAGGCAATCCTGCGCGCGCAGGGCGACATAAAACAAACGCTGCGCATTCTCGAATATCCGGTGGACGAGATGACCGACGAGCAGATGCGCGAGCAGGCCGAAGAATTGGCCGCACGCCCCGGCGTGCGCCGCTTCGCGCAGATTACGCTTAGCGAGATTGAGGGCGAGAAGGACGCAATATTACGGCGTCAACTGTTGATCGCACTTTACGGCGAGCAAGGTCCATCACTTCAAGCCGCCTATTTTCTCGCCGATATCATGGGCTGGCGTGCGCCGAAGAAAACCGAAAACACGAATACGAACCAAAGCGTTTCGTATGTCGGAATTCTCAAAGACGACAAACTGATCGCGCAGGCAATCGCACTCAATCACGAACCCGGCGAAGCTATCGCGATCACGTCGGAAGCCCGCGAGGACGAAAGCGCGTGATCATGATGGTGCAGCAAAAGCAGGCCGCATGCCGCCGACAACGTTTCGAATCTTTCGTGAAGGCCCGCGACGAAGCGCAGCGCTTCTCTCGCAATACCGGCCACACCGTTACACCGTACCAATGCGAGCGCTGCGGAAAGTATCACAACCGCAGTTCGCGCGCCATTCTCGACGAGACGGACCTACTGATCCTCGAGCATATTGCCCGCGGGCTGCGCGACCGTGAGATCGGGCGAGACCTGCAAATTCCCGAGACGGCCGTAACGCGCCGCGTGTTCCGCATGATGGAACGCACCGGCACGATCTCTCGCCCGAACCTAGTGGCGTTCGCAATGCACCACGAATTCATCTCGTACAAGAAGATCATGGGGAGCGAGTAGCATGGAATCGGGAACGCAGCGCGACGGCAAAACCGTGATCGTTGCAAAGGTGCCGCACGTGTTTAAGACGGGCGAGAATGACATCGAACACTTAAACGAAAATTTTGCGGTGGCATTTGTTAAGCTAACGGCGCTCGAGCAGCGCATCTCTGCGCTTGAGGCGCGCACGGGGGGAAAGTAAATGGCTGGACGGCTGGGCGGCGGAATGCAGTACACGGATCAGATGCTCGACGAATCGGCGCGTTCGCTCGCGCTGCGTTGCCTGGACGAATTGAATCGCATGCTCACGAGTCCGAAGCGCGATTCCGAAGAGATCGGCGCATGCGCCGCCGCCCTCGACGCGGCCGCTAGTTACGTGCAGGACGAGGACGAGGACGAGCAGCGCAATGATGACCTGCTCGACGAGCGCGCGCGCAAGGTCGCCTATAACGGCATGAGGGTGCTTAGAGGGCTTAGCGCGATTATGCCGCGCGAAAATGCGCTCCTTGCGGCGGTTGCGGCCGCCGTGGACGCCGCGGCGAGCTTCGTCTCCGACAATGACGACGACGACGAATAGCGGGAGCACGTATTCAAAAGCCGATATCGGGTTAGCCCTAGAGCGCATTCAGCGCCTCAAGACTGACCCGCGTTTTTGCATAGAGAATCTCTATGTCGTTTGGAATCAAAAAGTCCGTAAGATGGTCCCGTTCCGCTTTAACGAGGCGCAGTTAAAGCTACACGAGGAAATCAACTGGTTTAAGAAAGAGAATTTGCCGGTGCGCATCTGGATCTGTAAGTCCAGGCGCGCCGGCATCTCGACGGGCTGCGAAGGCGAGATCTACCAAGACACCACGCAATTCGAGAACACGAATTCGCTGATCGTCGCCAATCAGTCAAAGCCCGCCGAGAACATTCTCAAAATGTGCTCGCGGTTTTGGAAGTACACGCCCGAGCAGTTTCGTCCTCGCCTGCCGCCCGAGTACCGCGGCCACCCGCCCAAAGACCGGCTGGAGTTTCCAGACCTCGACAGTAACCTATACGTCGCGACGGCGCGCTCGCTCGAGCAATACCTCGGTTTCGGTTTCAGCAACATGCACGCGACCGAAGTCGCGCGCTACAAAGAAGGCAAAGAGCTTTTCGTTTCGCTCTACGCCACGCTGGTCGTTGACCCGCATTCGATGTTCTTCGGCGAGTCAACGCCGCGCGGGCAAGGCAACTTTTTCCATGAGCAATGCATGGACGCGTATGCGAACGCCGGGCGGCGCTCAAATACGGAGTACGGCGTTTTCCGCCTGCTCTTTATTCCGTGGCATACGATGGTCAAGTCCTATGCGCTGCCGTTCGATACACCCGAACAGCGGCACGTGTTCGAACTTGGCCTCACGCAAACCGAGAAAGATCTGCTCCGCCGGTTTCCGCATATCTCCCTCGAGCAGCTCAAGTGGCGGCGCGCCATGCTCGCCGGGCCGCCGTTCAACAAAAACGAGGAGCTATTCGATCAGGAGTATCCGACGGATCTGGAAACGGCGTTTCTCTCGAGCGGTTACTCCGTGTTCGCGCGCTCCGATCTCAAGCGTCTGGTATTCAATAAGCGGCAACCGCTTTGGGTCGGGGAAATCCATTGGGGGCAAAGCGACAAAAAGAACGAGCGCGAACGGCCGTATGACGTTGTTCGGCGCCCGGCGTTCCTCACGCGAGGCGAGGCGCGCGCGGCCGGGTTCGCGCCGCACGATATCGGCGGGAACGCCACCTGCCTCAAAGTGTACCGGTGGCCGGAGAAGGGCGAGCGCATCGTCGTGGCGGCCGACGTCGCCGGCGGCGAGCCGCATGCAGGCGATCCGGAGGACCGAGATTTTTCAACGATCCAAGTGATCGTCGCAAAAGATTTTGAGCCCAATGAGCAGATCATGGTGTGGCGCGGGCAATGTAACCCGCTGCTCTTTGGCGAGATCCTTTCCGCGCTGTGTTGGGCGCTGCGCTACCGCGTCGGCGACGAAGTGACCGCGCCGCTGCTGGTCGCCGAGTGGAACGGCCCCGGCGTGCCGTGCAACACGTATATAGACCGCTTCACGCTCTACACGAACTGCTTTCGCTATTTCAATTTGGGCGTTCATAAACAGCCCAAGACGAAGCATATTGGGTGGGAGTCGAATTATAAGACGAAAAAATTTGCGGTCGCGGCGCTGCAGTTTTACGTCGAGAAAGAAGATCTCGAGATACCCGACGAGGCGACGATCCTCGAGATGAGCGCCTACCGCGATTATGGCGGCGACGAATGGGGCGGCGAGGGCGTGCACGACGACCTCGTTTCTGCGCTTTACATTGCCTGCGCACTTATCCGCATGAACATGGTGGGCACCGCGCCGGTCGTGCCCATAGACATGAGCGCGTATGACCCGCTAGACGATCGCGACGTCGAAGCGTTCGACCCGTGGGACGAAGGCGGGGCGGGCGACGGCGAGGACGACGAGGGCTTCGACGATTATGGCGTACTCTCCGGAATGGACGTTGGCGATCAGATCGGCAACGCAGAGGATGCGCTGGACGAATTGCTCGCCTAGCACGGTCAGAAAAAGGACGCTGGACGCGCGTTCGAACCGGATCATTGGCGCGTGGGAAAGCTTTATTGCGATGGTAGGGGTACGCATGGCAAGCCGTGGCGTTGGACGCCGCCGCCTGCCGTGTTTCGTTTCGCACTATGGGCAGAGCCGCCGTCAAAGCGGCCGCCCGATGATTGTCCTGAGTGCATGCGCTTTTATGCGAACGGCGCCGGCTATCTGTTTGGCATTCACGTGGAAGCCATGGAGGATATCGGGCAGCATCGTTCCGATCCGCGCACGCGCGGCGTTAACCTGGGCCTGCCGGGAACCTTTGTAGAATCCGGACGCGACCGCAGCGGCAAGATGCACTATGATTATCGGCCCGCCTATGCGTCGGAAGTGAATTCGGCATGGAAGGCGCGCGAGCGCGCGACCGCCGCGGGCCTGCGCATGCTCGACGTTCATAAGCGCGTGCGGTAGGTGAACCGTGGGCCTGCGCGCTGAATCACGGCAAAGCAATCTCGTACCGGCCGAAGAATGGCGCGCGCGCAAGCGCGAGGAAGCCGACGCCGCGCTTCATGGCGAACCGGACGGCGACGACGACGTAGAACTTACCCCGCAAGAGGAGGCCGAGTTAAACGTTGCGCGCTATTGCCGCAAGCTGCTCGCGCACGGAGTAAAGGCCCGCGAACCGTTCGAGACGTTCGATCAAGCGTGGGATCTCTACATCGGCGATATGTGGCCTTCGCTTCTCCCGAAGTGGAAGGCGAAGATCACGATCAACAAGATCCGCGCGATCATTCACTTTATCCAGGCGATCATGACGGACAACAAGCCACGCATGTCCGTCAAGCCCGAAGTGCCGGGCACCGAAAACGCGGCAAAGCTGCTCGACAAACTACACGATCGGCATTGGGATAAAAACGATTGCCAGGACAAGGTTTCGCTGGCGACGCTCTACGGCCTCATTTGGGGCACGGGCGTTATGAAGTCTATTGTGCAATGGGACCACGCTGCGCAGCGCTATAAGCACGTGGATAAGCCCGTCGTCCCGTATCGAATCTATACGAACAAACATGCGACCGGGCCCGAAGATGCACGCTTCATAATCCATATTGAGCCGGTTCCGCTAGGATGGGTGTACGAGAACTTTCCGGAGAAAGCGCGCCAAGTTAAGCGCGTTCGCGGCGCAAAGATCAGCGCCGACGGAACTAACCCGCGCGATTACATTACCGAGGGGCAGAACCCCGGCCAGCGCGAGAAGATCTATTCGCCGCTTACCATGCAGGGCGTACCCGATACGCTGAACATGCCGCGCGATACCATGCGCGATCAGTTTTACGACGACGACCAGGACGAGATCGAAGTCGGCGAGTTTTGGTTCCGCGACGAAAGCGAAGAACCGTATCAATGCGTAAAAATGGACGCGCACAACAATCCGGTTATGGAGGATATCACAGATCCGCAAACCGGCTTGCCCGAAGTCGAGATCGTAGCCTACGAGCCGCAACTTTCTCCGCTGAACGGCGCGCCGTTTATGATGCCGGTCTACAAGAAGAAACAGCGTCCGGTGTACGAAACGAAGCTGCGGCCGAAGTACCCGAACGGCCGTCTTGTTATTATGGCCGGACCGGTCGTGCTGCGCGATATTCCGAACCCGTATCAGATTGACGGCTTCCCGTTCTCCACGTGGAAAGATTGGGACGTCGGGACGTTCTTCGGCCAGGGCGAGCCTCTACAGCTAAAGGACATGAATATCGGCATTAACCGCGTGGTAGGGCAGATTTACGACAATCTCAACCTTGCAGGCAATACCTCGTATCTCGTAAGCAAAGAGTCCGGTATCAACCCGCGCACGTGGCGCAATAAACCGGCCTCGCTTATTCCGGTTGACGATATCAATAACGCGGTCAGGAAGCTCGAGCAGGGCAGCGTGCCGCAGCAGGCTATGGAGTTGGTAGAGTTGCTCAAAGGCTCCATGAGCGAAGTGTCCGGCATTAACGACGTGATCATGGGCGCGAGCATGCCGAACAATACCGCGTTCAATACGATCGATCAGTTGCAAGAATCGAGCGCGGCAACGGTGCGCCTGCGCGTGCGCAATCTCGAGAAGATGCTCAAGCGCATGGGGCGTATCCGCATTCAGCTGCTTCAGCAGTTTGCCGAGGATGCGGCGAAAGAACCGATCCGCGAGGACGTCACGAAAAAGCGCTTTGCGAATATCGAGGCGCAGCAGCATACCGACGAGGAAACGGGCGAGCAGTACACCAGCATGGTCGTGCCGCCGGCCGATGACGTCGAAGTGCAATTCCGCACGTTCATGCCGTGGGAGTTGCAAGGCCCGGTCGAATTCGGGGTTGTTCCGGATTCCTCGCTTTCGACGTCTCCCTCTGGCATGTGGAACCGCTATATCCAGCTTTGGGACAAGAAGCTCATAGACCCGATTGCGTTTCACGAGAAATTCCAGATCGACGATTGGCAGGGCATTGTCCATCGTCTCATGGCTATGCAGTCCGCCGGTTCCGGAAAACCCGGTCCTAAAGGCGGCGCTTCGAAAGTCGGGGCGCGCGGACACGCGCACGCCGCTCCGTCGTCAATGCCGACGCCGGCAGCACTCGCGCAGGTACGCTAGGAGAAACGAATCATGGCAGGTATGGGACCGAATCCGATGGCCGCGGCAATCGGCAGTATGTTGGGCGGCGGTGCGCCGGGTGCAGCTCCGCCGGGACCGCCGGGAATGGGCGCGCCGCCGCGTCCGCCTATCGGCAGCGCAACCGGTGCGCCGCCGCCGACGGGCGTGGGCGCGTTTCCGCAGTTGCAAGGACAAGATCCGCATACCGCGGCGTCAAGCGCGATCATGAGCCTCAAGTCGCTTAAGGCGCTCTATCCCGCGCAGGCCAATCAGATCGACGCAATGATGGCGCAAATTCAAGCAATGGCGACCACGCCCGACGCCGGAAAACCCGGCGGCCCGCTCTCTGCAGTCGGCGCTCCGCCCGCGGGTGCGCCGCTTCCGCCAGCGCCAATTCCGAGTCCATAGAGATTTTTCGGACGCTGGTCTTTTCGCAGCGCGCGTAAACTGTGCGCAGGTTGAGAACCTGACAAATTTATTGCAGAGAGGAGGGTTGATCTTGGCAAAGCGCAGCGGTGGTCACGGCAAGAAGTCGTCCAAAAAGGCCCGCAAGATGGAGCACCTGGAAGGCAAAAAGCACCATCGGAAGGGCGCCCATCACGGCGGACGCAAAGCGCGTCGCAAGGGTGGGCGTAAAGCTTCTCGCAAAGGTGGCCGCAAGGCGCGTCGTTCGGGCAAGCGTAAAGCGGCCCGTAAGTAACGCGAGAACAAGTGTATGCGGGCGCGGGATTAACCCTCGCCCGCTACACGTGCGAGATCGGGAGATATGAGTTTACAAGCAAAGAATCCGCAAGGCCAGCACGCGCAAGGCCGTCCAAGTTTAACCCCGCCGCCGGTTGACGCTAATGCGCCCGGTGGTAAAGGCTTTGTCACGAGCGATTATGACGCGGAGCTCGATCGCGAACACCTCGAAGCGCAAGGCGTAGAGGGCGGCGCGGAGCTCGAGCAGATCTATCGTTCGGCAAACCCCGATCCGCAGAATCGTCAACAGCCGCCCGCGCAGCCTCCGCAGCAGGCGCCGCAGGCGCAAGATCCTTCGCAGCCGCCGGCACAGGCGCCGCAGGCGCAACAGCCGCCCGCGCAGCAGCCGCCGCAAACGCAGCCGCAGGCGCAGGATCCGCAGCAGCCGCCACAAGCGCAGCCGCAAGCGCTCGACGCAAACGAAGCGATTGCACTCGCCGATGGCTTCAATATGCCGCGCGGCGAAGTGGTGCGATACCTGCAGGCGTATAACGGCGCGGTCGGCGAGATCCAAGCGTTCCGTCAAACCTTCGGCATGACCGGAGATCAGGCCGCGCAGCAATGGGGGCCGATCCTCAACGTCATGCGCACGAACGCGCAAGGCGGCGGCAAGCTCGCAGACCTTCTCGACGGCGTTATCCGCAGCGCGGACAACCCCGAATTCGAGCAGTACATGCAGCGCTGCCTCGAGACGTTCGCTAACTACCAGGCGCAGAACGGTTCCGCGACTCCGCAGCAACGGCAGGCCGCTCCCGTGGACACCGAAACGCGCCAGCGCGTAACGCAGCTCGAGACGCAGCTGCGCGATCAGCAGTTCAAAGCCGCGCAAGAGTACGTGCGAAAAGAGCAAGAGCAGGCGTACCGCGATTTTCCGGTTCTTCAGCGCCGTCCGGAATTGTGGCAGGCGATAACCCAGCAGGCATTCATTCGCGCGACAAACGATCCGTCGTACTCGATCTCGCAAGCGATCCGCGAAAATAAAGCGTGGCTCGACAAGTGGGCGCAATTCGACGAATGGGAGCGCGGTCAAACCGGCCAGCCGACGCCGCAAGCACAACCGCCGGCACAGCAAAAGATTCCCGCCCTTGTCGCAGGTGGCGGGGCAGCACCGGGCGGCACGCGCGCGCAGGTCGATCCAGCCGAGGAGATGCCCGAAGGGGTTGACCCGGTACAGGATTGGCTGCGAGTACGTGCTCAGCACGGTTTCACCGACTAAATGACGACAAGGTAGGAGCGATAAGAAAATGGGTCAGTTTCTCTCGACGAACGAGATCAACACCTTCACGAATCGCAACGTCCGGAGAACGGCGATCGATATCGCTTACAAGTCCGCGACGATGCTTGCGATCCTCAAGGCAAAAAAGCGCCTGCAACTCGAGGACGGCGGTTCGATCATCACGCAGCCGATTCTGAACGGAATCAACGGCACGGCGATGACGTATTCCGGCGCGGACGTTCTGGACGTCACCGCGCAGGAAGAATTCACCAATTACGAGCTTCCTTGGAAGCAGGCCACCGTCGCCGTGACCATTACGGGCATTGACGAGGCGCGCAACCAGGGCAAAGCGCAGCAGTTGAATCTTGTCAAAAACAAACAAGAGTCTGCGCTGCTCGCGCTCATGAACAAGCTCGCCGGCCAAGTGTTCGCGGACGGAACCGGGAACAACGGCAAGGATTGGGACGGCTTCATTGCCGCGATCAACAACGCCAACGGATTCCAAAACTACCTTGGCATTGACCGCGTAGCGAATCCGAACTGGCAGGCTCAGGTTTTCGACCCCGGCGCGCCGACGGCACTCTCCACCGGTAACATGATGACGTTGTTCATGGCGTCGCGCACCGATGAAGAAGTGATCGATCTCATCTCGACCACGAATGCCGCGTATCAGATCTATTGGGGTCTGCTCACGCCCGGCGAGCGGTACGTGGATGATTTCGTCGGGAATCTCGGCTTCGACAATATCGCGTTCCAGGGCAAGCCGCTGGTCACGGATTCGCACAATCCGGCCGCGCAAATGTTCTTCTGGAATCTCGATCATTGTCGCATGGTCGTGCACCGCGACAAGAACTTCAAATTCCGCCCGTTCCAAGAGCCGGTCAACCAGGACGTACAGATCGGCCGCTGGATCGTGTACGGAAACTTTGAATGCCGCAAGCCCTCGAGCTGCGCGGTGTACCGCAACATTCAGAACGGCTAATAGCCGGGGGAGTGATTTAGATCATCATGGCTTCGAAAAAAGGCGGCAGCAAACACACAAATGCCTTCGGCAACGTCAAGAAAGCGGACATTATGACCGCTGCCAAGTCGCTCGCCGACGGCACCAGCTACGAGGGCGGCTATCCCGCCAAGCCGGGCACGCTCCACATGAACGAGCGCGGCGGCATCCGGAAGAAGGGCTAAAACATGTCGGCGATTGCACAAGGCGAAGATCTCACCAAGAACTCCGTTTCCGTCAAACGGAGCACGAGCGGCTTCCGCCCGACGCCGGGCGGAGCGTTCCCGATCGGCACGCTCGTAAAACTGCGCGCGATCGACAATCAAATTTTTCCGGATTACAAGACGATTGAACCGTCCGCTGCAGCGCAGCGCGACAAGAAGATCGTCGGCGTCGTCTCGGAAGAATGGAGCGGCTTCGACACGGCCGGCGGCACGACCGCGGGTAACGCCAACGCGCGCGGAACGCAAAGCGTAAGCGTGACTTGCCGCGGCTTCCATAGCGCCGTGCTGATCGACAACACGGACGCAACGGCTGCCGCAATCACGGACGGCGTTGCGCTCTCGAGCTCAAAGGCGGCCGTCGGAAAGTGCCAAGGCGACAATGCTCCCGTCGTGGGAACGATGCTCGGTTGGGCGGCGCTTCCGGCTGCGGGCTTGGGCTCCTCACTCGGCGCCGGCGCGGTCACGCAAGCTTCGCAAACCGCGACGATTGCGGGCGTTCCGACCGCCGGAGACACGCTCAGCGTAACCGTCCAGGTTCCCGGTATCATGGCGGCGCCCGGCGTTGCGCAAACCCGCACGATCTCGGTCGTGCTCACGGCGGCGCAAGCGGCTTCGGCCAACACCGCGGCGGCGGCGCTGCAGGCAGCACTCGCGGCGGATCCCGTGTTCGCCGTGTACTACAGCGCCACCGTGCTCAACGCCGTGGTGACGGTCTCGGCGAATGCTGCGGCGCTGTTCTCGGTGTACCACGCGACGCCGTACACCAACACCGGTCTGCCGATCGATCCCGGCGGCTTCCGCGTGAACCTCTCCGGTACGGTCGGCAACAGCCTGACGTTCGCGTGCGCGGCGGTCGGCGGTTCGACCAACACCGCGGGCGGCGCAACCCTCGCCAACGGTGCGGGCTACAAGGGCATCTGCCCGGCCTGGATCACTTGCGGGGGCGCCTAGTGGGTAGCCCGGCTCCGGAACTGCGCGAGCAGGATTTCGGCCTCAACGAGCAGCGCACGGTCATTGTGTACCTGGATCGTTCATACGTGGACGAGCAGGGCCAACCGCTCAAGATGAAACTCGAGTGGAACACCGGCAAAGCTTCTCCGCTCTCTCGCGCCGTGAAGGTTCGCAAGATCCTCAAGCCGGGCGAGCAGGTGCGCATTCCGCTCGAACGCGCGCAGGCGTATTTCGGCCTATTCACGATTCCGGCGGCGCTCGAGGACGAGTACAACGAGGATAAGCGCGAAAGCATGCTTGCCTCGTTCGAACACGAGAAGCGTCGCGCGATCATGACCTGGGGAGAATTCCCGCGCGGTCAAGCGACGGAACGCGGCAACGGCGGCGCGGAGATCGGGCCGGCGCGTTTGCCCCCCGTGATTCTCACCGTCGAGAATGCGGACGGTAGCAAAGAAGATCCGATCAACCTGCGCGAGCTGTACGGATTGGGCAAATTCCGCCACACGGCGATTCGCCCGACGTTCATGCAGATCGAGCACGAGGCACGCAACTCGGACGAGATCGCGGCAATGCGCTCGGAGATGAGCGCGCTCGCGGCTTCGAATGCGCAGCTCACCGGTTTGGTTACGGGCTTCCAGGCCGTATTCGCAGCCATGGGCATCACGCCCGAGAAGCTCGCAGCGTTGGCGACCGGTGAGGCGAAAAAGCCGGAAGGCAAAAGGCAAACCGCAGGCGTCGGACCTGAGCAGAAAGGCGAGGAATGAAAGCCGCAGCAGTTTCTTGCCCGAACGACCAGAGCGCCGTAACGGTAACGGCGCGCGACGATGAGGCGGTACTGACCGGGGTTTGTTCGACCTGCCATGAGGTAGTGCGATTCCAAGATCAGTCGCTCAATCCGAACGCGCCAGCGGAGCACGCGCTAGCCGCCTCGCGGCATATCTCGTTCTCGGCGGTTCGCGACGAAGCGGCCGCAGAGACGGAACCCGAAGCGGACGTCGTTACCACACCGCCGGCGCGCACGTCGTCGATCGGTGGCATGGTTCCGACGTTCTCGGAGTAGGCGCGTGGCAAACGGCGGCCGCAAGGGTTCGGGATACGATGCGCGCCCGGTTCGCGTGCAGGGCCGTCCGGATCTCGCCAACACGAACCCCGACGGCATTTATAGCGGTTCGATGAAGCGCCTCGCCTTGAGCGACGGCGAATTCTTGCCGGAAACGTCAAGCGCGAGACGTCGAACGAAAAAAACGAAGTAGCATAGCAGCGAAGTAGGAGGGCGCCTTTGTCGAGTCTGAACGATTTAACAAATAGCGTCCTCTTTTCTTTGCTCGAGCCGGGCGCCAATTTCGGTGGCGCGCCGCAGATCCCGCAGGGCGCGACGTACTCGCAAGCCGTCATTACGAAAGCGATAAACGACGGTATCAAAGCGTATATCGCTATGTCGGGCTTCCCGCCGACGATTACCGAACGGGTCTATCAGTTCACGATTACGGCCGGGCTGGATTATGTTCTGCCTGCGGATCTCGTGGCGCTGCGCCGCGTGGAGTATGACGCCGGCAACACGGGCAACCCGATCCCGCTCGCGCGGCTCTCATTCGATCAGTTCGACGTACAGACCGGCGATAACGCCTCCCTGCAAGCCGCGGGCACGCCGCTTACGTACCGCGAGCCGTTCGCTGGGTCCATCCGTCTCAATCCACAGCCGAATGCTGCAAACGTGGCCGCCGACGATCAAATTTACCTGTATGGCAGCAGCTACGGGATCACGCTCGCAAACGGTGCCGACATTCCGAATATACCGGTTGAGCATCACGAAGCGCTCGAGTGCTATGCGCTGGCGAAACTGACGCCGCGCAAGTTCGACGACGCGCAAGGCGGCGTGTGGTTCAAGAAGTTCCTGTCGTGGGTTGAGCTCGCGAAGCGCCGCTATTGGGACGTCAATCAAGACGCCGATTTCCAGATTCAAGACGCGGAGATGAGCGGCCAAAATACGCTCTACGATGACTAATGGCGACTGCGGATAACGGCACGCGGCAAGGCTTTTGGCGCCGCATTCCCATTGGCAGCGGCGTGCTCAATGAGGCCGCCTATCCCGCGCGCATGGACGCTGGCGATCTACAGGTTCTCGTCAATGGCGTGTACCGTCGCCTAGGTGCAATCGGCAAGCGAACCGGCAGCGGTCCTTACGCCGGCACCGGCACGGTCGGCACGAATCAGCCCGTCGTCTCCGGCACGCGCTGGTATCGGGGCTTTCCGTCGGCGCTCAAGCAGATGGTCGTGCAATCCGCCGACGCGCTCTACTACGGCAACGACAGCACGGGCGTATTCACGAAGATCGGCAATCTTTCCGCGGGTTCGACGCCTGCGTTCTTCGCAACCGCGCTGGACCCGGCCGAAAGCGGCGTCGCCGGAACGCCCGAGTCGGATATTCTGATTTGCGCGTATGGCAGCGGGCCGCCGATGAAGTACGACGGCGCGAATTTCACGCAGCTAAACGCGGCGATCACGAACCATTTTACCGGGTGCGAGACGTATCACCAGCACGTAGCGCTGTGGGGCGATCCGGATAATCCCGATACGGTCTTTTTCACGGATCTTTCCAATCCCGAATCGTACACGTTTTCGCAGGCGTTCGGTGGTTACGATATCGCGGTAGGCGACGGGGACCCGACGGTACAGCGCTGCATTACCGCGGACGAGACGCTCTTTGTTTTCAAGACGAACAACATTTACGATATCAACGGCTTTGATTTTCAAAGCGGAGAGTATCAGTTCTCCGATCAGCCGTATTGCCGCGGCGTCGGCATTCCCTCTCCGCACGCC